ACCAGGCCGACGTGGATCTTATTGTTCGAGTCGAAGGGCGTCAGCTTGTTCGTAATCTTTAGAAACTCCGCTGCACCCTCGGCGGCGCTGGAAGTAACCTGATCGGCAATCGCGCACTCCATTGGAAATTGCTTCTTCGTTTCTTCGTACCCCTTGGCTTTGAGGCAGGCGGCGACATCCTCGGGCAATGACTCGTTCGCGATCTCATGCGCGACGGTGGCAATCCGCTGAATGACGAGCGGCTCCTCTTTGACCCGGCGAATCTCTTCACGCAACTCCTGCTCTTTTGCGGTGAAGCTTTCCGACACGTCCGCTTTAATCTGCTCGCGCTCCAAGGATTTGATTTCCGAAGGCGTTAATTTCGGCTGATTGGCCGCGAGGTAGGCTTGGTATTCCCGATTGTGAGCGTTGAACTCTACCTCGGGATCTTTGGCCTGGGCCTGCTTAATAAATTCCGCGTGGCCCCTGAAGAATTTGAGCATCCGTTTATCGAGATCCTTGTACTTGTCGGGAAACTTGCTCGCGGCGAACTTCGCAATACTCAGCCGGTCGCGCTCTTCGTCGAGCAGGTCCGACTCGTCGTCCTTTTTTTCCTCCTCAGGCTCAGGTGTCGGCGGTGGAATCGGCGCAACCTCTTCGACCTTCTTCTTCTTTTTGCTGACAGTGACCGGCGCGGGCGGCTCAGGTTTCTCGGGCGGTTTTTCACCCGGCTTTTCTTCCGGCTTCGCGTCCGGCGCTTTTGCGGGCGCATCGAGCGCTTGATGGAGAGAGCCACCCGGTTCCTCGGCGGGCGGCGGCGGCGGTGCTACCTCTTCGGGTAATGTATCGAAAAGCGTATTAAAGAGCCTCTCATTCGAAGGTGGTTCTGGGGGTGGAGTCGTCGGCGGCGGCGCGTCCACGGTTGTGTTTTGCGGGTCCATAGAATCTATGCAGCTTCACTCGGGTCTAGCATCGCGGCAGGCACAGCGCCTGGGTCCATGCCCTCTTGGGGAGCGATGGCTCCCGCTGGCGATGGCGGCGCTGGGATCGTGGCGTCAGGTGGTGGCGGACCTCCCGGACCACCGGGAGCTTGCGGAGCGATCTGATCGAGACGCTGCTGCTGCTGCTGCATGATCTGCGCGATCTGAGCCAATTGCTGTTTCACTTGATCGAGTTCGCCGGGTTGGAAGTCGTCGGTCTCTCCTTCGTCCAACTCCATCTTTAGATCGAACACTCCAGCGAGACGGAAAATCTCGTTCATGATTTCGAACGTGCGCTCCTTGCCGAGTGCCTGCGCGGTCTGCGGAACCGCTAGCATTTGGCCGAGCAGTTGGCCCAGCGCAGTGGCCGACGCTACGTTGCTGGCTCGGGTCACGCCGTCGCGGTTCGTAAAGATGAAATCGTATTGGAGCGCATACTTCGTTCCGATGAGGGTGTAGCTGCGCGGCTTGTCGCCGTCTTTCTCTGGGTCGCTCTCGTCGTCCTCATCCACGGAAAATCCCGCTTTCTTGAGCGTAGTCTTCGAATAGCGGTTGAGCACCGGCACACGAATCTCAGGCGAGCCCATCATCATATACGATTCGTATATTAACTTCTTCGCGGCACCGCGCAGTTCGTCGATGCCTTCGGAAATGAAATCGTACATCGTCCCAGTTGACGACGCTATCTCGGTTACCTCGCGAGCCGATATTTCACGCGGCGCAGCCTGGCCCAATTCGTTCGGGGAAAGGATCAGCAAGCGCTCCACGATGCCGAGCAACCGAACGATGGCGTTGAAGGCCACGTCGATGTCATTGTTCATCGCCCCACGGATAATTTGAATAAAACCCTTCGGGTCGAAGCCCATGCTCTTCAGTTTTTCGCCCGAATAGAACCATGCCTTCGGTTCGACGTAGTAATTTTTCGCCTTGAGCGAGTCCTCGACGTATTTTCTCATCTCTGGCTCAAGGCAGTCCTTATCGATCGCCCAAATCTGCACGAGATTCGCTTTCATATTCAGCAAAAGCTGGCTGAGGATGTTCGAAAGCTGGTCTTGGAAGGGCATAATCTCGTGAGCCATCGAGATATTGACCATTCTGTCGTCGTTTTCGTTGATTCCGCCGTAGATTGCGGGGATCGAGGGGAAGAAACGGGCACCTACGACGGTATCGTCGCCCGCCAGCGTGAAACGGACCCAAACCGGGAAGGGATACTCACCGATGCCTTCTTCAATCGGGACAATTCGCTCAAAATGATGCGTGATGAAGAGCCCTTTGTCGGCATCCTCGCTCGTGTAGAGGCCCACGTTGACGGAGCGGCTGTTGCGGTCGATGGACGACGTGAAATCCGGCTGTGTCAGTACGCACGGATCAAAATAATAGCCGAAAAACGCTTTGTTCTTCGCGATAATATCTGAAAACGAGTCGCCGACCATGATTTTGTCGGCGTTAAAGAACTGGCTTTTGCGAAACGTGCCGTAGCGGATAATATCGTAGTATCCGATGAACGACGGGCCGGTGTCCGTGTTGATATTCGGCAGAGGAGACGACGTATCGTAGTAGGTCCGCGTGTAATGCGGTTTAACTAGATCAACGCCCTCGCGCACAATCCGCGAAGCCACATCCCAAGTCTCGCTCTCCGGGGTAGAGAACTTCTTATACCACTGTTCATCTTTATCCCACGGGGAAGATGGAAAACAAATCGTTCGACCGTACAGAAACATGTCCCGGTACGCTTGGCTGAAGAAGTGCCGGTAATTGTACTGGTTACCGATGACTTCGACCCGCGATGAGACGACATCGCCACGGCATTTACCGACCGGCGAGTCTGAATATGTGTCGAAACTAAAATGTGGATACAGATTCGCGAACCGAGCGCACTGCGCGGCGTGCCGCCTGGTCGTGTACGAGCGGACCAAATTGATCGAGATTTCGTACAACCTCGGCATGTCCACTTTGATCGTGCCGTCTGGCTCTTTCTTACAAAATTCCTTCGCCATATCGACCCCTTGCACCGCGTCAAAGAGCTTGGCGGTGCTGAGCTTTCCCTGCGCGTGCAGCAGTAGGGGAATGATTTGCTTTTGGATGGGGGTGGAGTCCCACGCCATGTCCACTGCCTGCGCCAGATGCGAGTTCGTAGCGGCATGCCGGATACCTTCGAGCACGCGGGCGACGACCCGCTTCTTGATTCGTTCGGCAGTCTTGAAATCGTCCTTCTTGGTGTCGGTCTCGGTGAAGATTTCTCGCAGCCGGTCGTCGGTTGAACCGCTTTTGAGTAGAATATCTGGATCAACCATTTTGTTTTAGGGGGGGTATCGCTTCGAGTTCCACGTCGTTGACGTAGTCCTTCAGCGCCTGGGCTTCGAGAATCGTGAGGAGGAGCGCGGCGGGACCGGGAAATTTGCCCACCTTGAAATGGTTATCGATTGATTCGTGTCGGAGGCAGATGAGGCTAGCTAACTCGTAGCGCGTCAGGCCGAGAAACCCGGCCAGTCGGTCGTAGCGCCGTTGGTCCCAGCGCTTGACGATTCCCAAGCGTGCGTAATGAACATCGAAACGCACACTGCCCGCCGTCTGGTTGGGCGATTGTTTGTTCGGGAGTACCACAAGCCACCAGCTTATTCCTCGTCTTTTTTTCCAACGACCATCGCAGGTGATTCTTCTTCGTCGTCGGAATTTTTGACGCTCACCTCTGGCTCGTCCGCTTCTTCTTCTGCATCGTCGGTTTCGAGGTCGCCGCATTCCGTCACTGCTGCCGAAAACTCTTCGTCCGACTTGGTTTTCACCGTGAGCGAAACACAGAGTTTGATATTATCACCAGCCTTAGCGTCCGCCAAAAGGTCGGACAGCTCGGCGTTATCCTTGAGATCCAAATTGAGGGTGTTGATTCCGATCATATCGTGCTTTGACGTTCCCAAAATGGGGCTCGTCAAGATTATCCTCGGCCCACTTCGACAAAGGACTGCGTTGGCTCGCCGGTCCTCACGGTCGCGATGCGGCGAATATCCAGCGTGAGCATGGGATAAGTCAGCGCATCGAACGGATGCAAATGCTTCGAGCGCTTTGGCGTGAACGGGAGCGAAGGGTTGTAGTCCTTCCGGCCAGCCCGCACTTCATACTCCGCGCTTTCTAGTCTCATGAACATCTCCTTCGTTTTGAAGCAGGCGTGAGATAATAAAAATTCCTCACGCTGTAGACAGTTCATCAGGATGCGGACTCTCGCTTCGACCGAGCCAGAAAACTTAGGCGCTGGCACCATGCGGATTGATCCAACGTCCGGGAAGCGTTCGACGTGGAGCTTCGAAATCCGCTCCACCTCCAACACATCGTAGCTGCCTTCGCTGGCCGGTCGGTAAGTATTAAAGGCCGAGTTGTCACTAATGTGCGTCGTGACAAAACGCGTTTCGCAAATGCGATTCCACGTGTTGATGCGTTTCATGATCGCGGGCACCAGCACGTCATACCGTATCCGCCGCTGAGTATAGACCATCTCGTCAAACACAACCCACATGGTCTTCTCCCGAAGGGTCAGAAACTGCATAAAAATAATCGCGTTGTTGGCCGAGCCCAAATCGTACCCGATGATGATCGGGAAGTCTGCGTTCGGTAGAATCCTTTCAGTCTTGTCGCCGCGAGAGTGCGTTGTCTCGAAAAAGTAATCTTTAAAAATCGCCTCACCGGAAGGCCGGTCGATCCACTCGCCGTGCAGCATGCGCGCCGCTTCGACGGGATCGTCCATCACCGCCTCGCGAATCCGGTCGTAATAGCCCTCGGGCAGGTTGCCGATGTTCTCATGGATCGGACAATGAAACCGAGCGTAAGCCGGGTTGCGTGCGCCGGTCAGCGGGTTAATCGGGATCTCAAAAAACCTCCGGTAAACCCAGTGGCTCGGTCCGTCGGGATTGGTCGCTGCGGTGTACTGTTGCACGCCCTGAATGCCGGGTCGCCGTCCCACCTGCTGGACCACCGCGTCAAAATAAACCGGCCCATCAAGCGTGGTTAATTCGTCGATGAAAACGTAGCTCGGCTCGAAGCCACGAATACGCAGCCGCAACTGCGTGCCGAAGGGAGCGGACATCAAGACGACTCGCGACCACCCGCCTTGGGTATTTTCAATATCGATGAACTCGTTTTGCTGCGTGTCGCGCCGAACGTCGGTGTACTTGATACCCATGTTCTCGGCCCACATCGGCAGGATCATGTGCTGCAACTTATGCCATACGCCGCCCTGGGTCGCTTGAGAGCGCACGCCGACAATGATCAGCGCCAGCGCGTTGAAATTGGTGACGCAGTGGTGAACCAGTTTATGCCCGCCCAAGATCCACGTTTTTCCGCTCCCGCGCTCGCCGTCCGCCAAAATGTACTTCGCTTGGGAATCGTAGATCCGCTCCTGCGTCGGAGTGAGCGGCGGACGATACAAAGCAAACTTCCGCTCGGCTTCAGGACCGGCGAGAATGTCGTGCAGCCGTTCGTAAACGGAATCATCAATTTTGTTAGCCCTCGCCATGAAAAGCCGATGAAGCCGATGAGGCGGTACACGCTCGGCAAACACGCGCTATGTCCGCCCCGAACTTACCTGACCACCCCCGCAGGCGGAGGGTTCGGCTACGGGCCATTTGGCTCCGGGTCTATCTTTTTCGTTGGCTGCAATGTGCGGAAGCCAGGCTTCTGTTCCCTCTCGCTCTTGCCGGTTGTGATCTTCACCAGCGCTGCCGTACCGGCCAGGGTACGGTCATAGCATTTTCCGATTTCCGAAACGATGCCGTTGTAGACGCGTTGCCACTCCAATTTATCTTTCGATGGGCAACTCGGATTCGTGAGATAAGTTTCCCGGATCTCTTCGGCCTGCTCCAAGAGCGACACGTTCAGATAGATCATCATCCGGTGGCTTAGGTCCAACGAGGCGATGAGGAATTTTCCCGCCGACTCGGTCGCGCTCCCGAGGGTTGAAAGTTTGTCGAGCGTCTTCTGCTTAATCCCCGCTCTCGCCAGCCCGCCGTTCAACAGGTCGCGGTTCTGGATGTCCATCGCCTTCGCGAGAAGGCTGTCCACCACTTCGGACTTAATCATGGGCATCCCGTCACGGGTCATCACGTCGATGTCGGTTGGGACCACGTCCTTTTTGCCCCTATCGATATAGAGCGCCCGCAGCTGCGGGTTATTCTGCAGCCTCATGTGCAGGTTATTCGGTGGCATGCCAAGGGCCTCAGCGGCTAGCCTGTAGTCGCCGTTCGCCGCTTTCATCGCCCGCCCAATTTCCTCGGGGCTATACAACGATTGCAGGGTTTGTGACATCGGCTGCCTTTTTTGTTCTGCGATCTCGCTCAGGAGCCACACCGTCGGCGTTCCGTCGAAAACGACCTTTTTCGCTAATATCCCGCTGCTTAGGATACGCGAATTTGGCACTACCTAGCATTTCCGCCTTACGTTCTGCTCTCAAAATTCGTGCTTTAGTTATCACCTTCTCAACGGCACGCCGGAAAAGGACTAAGTGAACTCGCCGGATACGCGCTCGCAGATGTTGCTGTATCTCGCGCTTGCCCCATCGGGCATAGAACTTTGCGATAGCGAGTTTTTTCTCCGCGTTGTAGAACGCCCACATCGCTTTGTCGCGCTCGGTTTGTGCTTGCTGGAGCGGCGTCCCGTTGAACCCCACCGGCATCTGAATCTGGTCGAGCTTCACCACATACTCTTTGAACTTCGTATCCTTCAGTAGCTGCTTGTAGAGATATTCTGTCGTCAGCTCCGTGTTGTATTTCAGCCTGCAAACGGCAATTTGTTGGGCAATGAGCTTCGGAATCTCACGACTCATGATGCGACGGGGACGGGTTGTTGTTTCCGAGCTTTGATGGACTCGATGAGCGGCTGAAATTCGGACTCCCAAAATGGCGAGCGGCGAAGATAGCCGAAGGTTTTGCAACTCCGCAAATACGCAGACTTGCGATTTCGGTCGGCGGCGCTGAATGGATCGAAGCCGCAGCCAGTACAAAAGGACCGCGCTTCGGACAGAGTTACGTTATCCCAGGAAAGAAGCCGCGCTATTTTCTGCGCCCGCTCCAAGGGCAGGTTCGCCGCAATCGCGACCTCCTGGATAGAGACCGCTTTAACCGTCTTGCCCCGCATCCGTCGCCGCGCCATCAGCCGCACGACAGCGGGAGGATGGTTGTCGAGATAGGTCCACGCGTTCATAGGTGCCCCGTCATCTGCCACATATTTGCGGCTGCAACCACCTGCGCCAATCCATCCACGCATGCTTGGTCCGAGCCAGGGTTTACCAGAACGATCCGGTGATGGTCCTTCGTTGAGTATCCAATCAGGATGTACGCGTCGAACAGCTCCTCGATGTGCGGGTTGACCCGCTCGCGAAAGCTGGCGGCGATTGCCGCGACTTGCGCCGGTACATTTGGATTCTCCATTTTCGGACCGAAAATCCCGAAACGGAGAGAGCCAAGGAGAAACAGACTTTGGCTAGAGTGATTTTTAAAGCCAGCAGCGCACGTGTGTGGCTGAAGAAAACGCCTTCGATTTACGTGTAAGCGAAGGTTGCGGAGGGTAACGCTCCGAGGAAACGCTCAAAAGTGCGCTGCTTTTGTGTGGCTGATCCCGAAAAAATGCGAAAAAAAAGAGCAACTTAACTTTCGTAAGTTGCTCTTTATCAGAGTGGTGGACGCTGTAGGACTTGAACCCACGACCTACTCGGTGTAAATCCAAATATTTAAAGCTCGATTCCTACGCTTCCCTGCGTAAAGCTTGGGGAAGAATATAATGCCGACGCTTCCAAACGCTGCTTTTCGTTTAAAAGTGTGTGGCTCGTGAGTGCTGGAATTAACGAAGGCATTTTGAATTGTTACGATTTTGTAAAAACCTATGAATGTATCCTACTCTCTACGTGAAGGCCGACCCAAACCCCATGAGATTAGGGCCGTATTTCCGCAAACTACGGTTCTGGGACCCCTGGGCGAGAAAATAAAAAAACGCCCCCAAAAGTATTGGTACTTCGAAAGCAAAGCGAAGGCCGACGAGAAGGCGCGAGCGTTGCGCAAAGAGGCCAAGGGCGCAGGACCGGAGTTGCCCAAAGAAATCCAGGACGCCATCGCCCTGGCCCGTGTCCACGGGATGACATTTTCCGCTGCAATTGAGAAAGCGGTCAGGGAGAAGACTGGTAACGAGCAGTTGAGGAAAATCGTCCCTGATACCGACATTGTCGCAAACCAAGCGCATGAGTCCGACACGGTCGAACAGGCCCAAGAAAAATACATCGCTCACCTTACCCAGCTTAAACGCCGTCCAACCTACATTCGCGGACGCAAGGGCCACCTTAACGCCCTGCTTCGCGAGTTCAAAAACCTCACCCCTCCGCGCCGCTTTGTTAGCCTCACGCAAGCGGAGTTGTCGCAGTTTTATGCGGACAAGTCCGCTGAAACCCAGCGCACTTACAGGGAAGTTATCTCGGCCCTGCTTAGGCGCTACGGCTTGCCGGTCTGGCCCAAGTCGATCCATCACGCCACCAAGGAGAGGGGCAGGCCCGATTTCTTTTCCTTAGAGGAGTGCAAGGCCATCATGCGCGTGGCCGCTCCCCACTGGCGGGGCCAAATTGCGCTCTGCCTATTTTTAGGACTTCGCCCCCTTAATCTTCACCTGGTCCCGCCCCAAAACCTGTACCCCAAAACGGGGCAAGTGGACTTACCCGAGAACTACATGAAGAACCACCAGGCGACTACCTTGGGCGGGACCGTCCGCGCCGACGGCGTGGACTACCCGCGAGTGCCGCCGATTCTTTGGAAGTGGCTAAAAAAGTACCCGTACAAGCCGGGGATTTGGACCCACATTCAAAAGAATCTTGGGAAGCGGCTCAAGCCTTTGGGCCTTTCCTGGAAGCAGGATGGACTCCGTCATACCTTCGCTACTTTTTACTACGCTCTTTATGGACTGGAGGCCACCACCGAAGCCCTCACCC